AGAAGTTTGGAATCTATGACAGGTGAATTTGATATGGCAATATGGACAGCAACACAAGGTAACCGTGAATCTATTTCAAGTGAAGTTGTAACAGGAGATCAAATGGGAGGTTCTATTAAGAAAGCACAAATTGCTCACGTTATATTATCTATCGGTAAAACATTAGAACAGAAAGAACATAATTTGGCAACATTAACATTACTTAAATCTCGTATTGGTAAAGATGGTGTCGTGTTTCAAAACTGTAAATTTAATAATGAATTTTTAGTTATCGATACAGAATCACAAAATACTTTATTGGGTCATGAACAAGATGAAGTTCAAAAAAGAGCAAATAGAGTTGCCGAAGTCTATAAAAAGGCACAAGAGAAGAAGACACAAATAATAAGTAAATAAAAAAAACAAAGTTTAGAAATGCAGAAAGGTAAAAAATTTCTGAGTGACTTGAAGTTACACTCGGATTATTTCAAATGGTTGGAAGATAAAGGAAGATATGAAACATGGGAAGACGCGTGTGAAAATATCATAGATGGACACAGAAAAAAATATGTGGATTATAAAGAAACGGTAGAACCGTATTTACAATCTGCTTTAGAAAGTATGAAGGACCAAGCGGTATTGGCATCACAAAGAAACTTACAATACCGACACGAACAAATTATGAAACATAACACGAGAATGTTTAACTGTACATCAGGTCACATCGCACGTAATAGAGTGTTCCAAGAGATATTCTACTTGGCATTATCCGGTTGTGGATTTGGTGGTGGATTATCGATTCCATTTGTAAACAACTTGAGTAGAATCCAAAAGAGAACTTTAGGTACTAAAACATATGTAATTGAAGATAGTATTGAAGGATGGGCAAACTCATTGGGGGTTATTATGTCGTCATATTTTGTCGATGAACAACCTTTCCCTGAATTTGCGGGATATGAAGTTAAATTTGATTATTCACAAATCAGAGAAAAGGGTGCCTTTATTAGTGGTGGATTTAAAGCACCTGGTCCTGAAGGATTAAAACAATCTTTAGAAAAAATTGAACAATTAGTTGAAAAATGGATTGATAAAGAAGGAAATAAAATTCGTCCTATTTTAGCTTTTGATATTATTTGTCATTCTGCCGATGCGGTGTTATCTGGCGGTGTTAGACGTTCAGCATTGAATATGATTGTTGACCCTAACGATACTGAAATGATCCATGCTAAGACAGGTAATTGGAGAATGGAAAATCCACAAAGAGGTCGTAGTAATAACTCAGTTTTATTATTAAGAAGTGAAGTACAAAAAGAACAATTTAATTACTTAGTACAACTTAATGACGGTGCTAACGATATTGGATTTGTATTTGCTAATAGTTGGTTTGATATGTTCAACCCATGTTTTGAAATTTTAAAAATCCCTGTATTAGATACTGTTGATTTTTCTAAAATCAAATATGAAGATGTCGAAGAATATGTAAGAAATAATAAAGAAAAATTTGGTATCCAAGGTTGTAACTTAACTGAAATTAATGCGGAGAAAGCAACAACGAAAGATAAATTTTTAAAGGCATGTAGAGATGCGTCTATCTTAGGTACATTACAAGCAGGATATACAAATTTCCCTTATTTAGGTGAAACAAGTAGAAAGATTTTTGAAAGAGAAGCATTGTTAGGTGTTAGTATTACAGGTTGGATGAACAATCCAAAATTATTTAATGCGGAATTATTAGAAGAAGGTGCTCAAATGGTTAAAGATACAAATAAAGAAGTTGCTGTGGTAATTGGTATTAACCAAGCGGCAAGAACTACTTGTGTTAAACCTTCAGGTAATGCGTCAGTTGTATTAGGAACTGCGTCAGGTATTCACCCTGAACACTCTGAAAAGTATTTCCGAATTATGCAATTGAATAAAGAAAGTAACACCGCAAAATGGTTAGTTGACAATATGGGATTCTTATTGGAAGAAAGTGTATGGTCATCAACTAAAAGTGATTACGTAGTTTTTGTTCCTGTTGAAAATCCAAAAGTTGGTTTATTCAAAAAAGATATGAAAGGAATTAAACATCTTGAATTGATTAAATTGGTTCAACAACATTGGGTAAATGCGGGAACTAATCACGAATTATGTGCATATCAAGGAGTTAATCACAACACATCTTGTACTGTAATTATTGATGACAAAGATGCAATTGTTGATTACATTTGGGAAGAAAGAGACTTCTTTACTGCTGTAAGTTTCATGTCAGATTATGGAGATAAAGATTTCAATCAGGCACCATTCACCTCAGTATTAAATTTGGAAGATATTATTGAACAATATGGTAAAGGTTCAATTTTGGCATCAGGTTTAATTATTGATGGTTTACATTACTTTAATCAAAACTTATGGTTAGCTTGCGATACTCTATTAGATAGAAGTATAACTTTAACAGGAACAAGAGAACAAGTTTTATTAAAAGAATATTGGTTGTCAAGAGCAAAGAAATTTGCTAAGAACTACTTTAAAGGTGACATGAAGAAAATGGTTTATTGTTTGAAAGACGTCCATTTGTTCTACAAATGGGAAACTATCACTCGTCAATTTAAAGAAGTTAATTTCGGTGAAATTTTAGACAGACCTCAATATAAAGATATTAGTGACTTTGCAGCTCAAGCATGTTCTGGTGGAAGTTGTGAAATTACAAGTATCTAATGGTAGAAGGGGTTGATTATTACATAGATGAGAAGTCAGGGCTAATGGTTCTGACTTCTCTTTTTTTATTGAAGAGAGGGTATTGTTGTGGTAACAAATGTTCATCATGTCCTTACTTACCCCCACATCAAAAGGGAAATACAAAAATAAAAGAAGATACATAACCATTTTCGTATTGTTTATATTTATTGAATATGGCAGCAACCTATGGAATAGATTTCCCATTTAGGGATAGTTTAGAAGGAAAGTTTTTAAAGATGACTGGTACTCCCGAAAGAGAGATTAGAGCTGATTTAATACACCTCCTATTGACAAAGAAAGGTAGTAGATATTTTTTACCTGATTTTGGTACTAGATTATATCAATATATCTTTGACCAAAACGATGCTGTTACGTTTGGATTGATTGAAAGTGAAATTCGTGATTCTGTAAAAAAATACATACCTAATTTGGATTTAACTTCAATAGTGGTAGTATCCGCAGAAGATGACCCAGACCAAATCGTTTCACCACAAGAAAATGAAGATAATCGACTTTTTAGGGTTTCTAGTCAATCTGAAAAACCACATACAGCTGTAGTTAAAATTGAATATACAGTAAATAACGGAGCATTTACGTCTTCGGATTTTATAATACTAAACATTTAAGATGAGTAAAAAAATATCATACGCAACAAGAGATTTCGTGGGTTTAAGAGAAGAGTTAGTAAATCTAACAACACAATATTACCCTGACTTGGTTAAAAACACCAATGACGCATCCATATTTTCAGTATTGTTAGATTTAAATGCTGCAGTTGCGGATAACTTACACTTTCATATAGATAGAGTTTGGCAAGAAACAATGTTAGATTTTGCCCAACAAAGACAATCGTTATTTCATATTGCAAAAACTTATGGTATGAAAATACCATGTAAAAGACCTTCAGTTGCGTTGTGTGATTTCTCAATAAATGTTCCGGTTAGAGGTGATAAGGAGGACGATAGATATTTGGGAATTATGAGATCAGGAACACAAGTATCGGGAGGAGGACAAATTTTCGAAACTGTAGAGGATGTAGATTTTTCAGACCCATTTAATAGTAAAGGTGAACCAAATAGATTAAAAATACCAAATTTTAATGCAAATAATTCATTGGTATCATACACAATTACAAAAAGAGAAGCGGTAGTTAATGGGGTTACAAGAATTTATAGAAGAGTAATTACTTCATTGGATCAAAAACCATTTTTAAAATTATATTTACCTGAACAAGATGTCTTGGGTATTACAAGTATTATACATAAAGATGGAACTAACTTTGGTGCAAATCCAACCTCAAGTGAATTTAGTGATTTAACAAATAAATGGTATGAAGTTAAAAGTTTGGTACAGGATAAAGTTTTTGTTCCAGACCCAACCGCAGTATCGGATAAAAATAATTTTAAGGCGGGAACAAATAGAACTGTTACAAATAAATTTGTAACTGAATATACACCAGAAGGATATTTTTCAGTTACATTCGGTTCAGGTAATGTTGACCCATTAGATAATTTAGATAGTTACATGAACGGTACAATGAAAGTTAATCTTTCAACCTATCTTAATAATATGTCATTGGGTGCAATACCAAAATCAAGTACAACCTTATTCATAAAATATAGAGTTGGAGGAGGAAAAGATTCAAATTTAGGTGTAAATGTTATCACGAGTATTGATAATATGGAATTAGATATTAACGGACCTATATCCACAACTAACACACAAGTGACCCAATCTATGAGGGTTACAAATGTAACACCGGCTGTGGGTGGTGCGGATCAACCAACAATTGAAGAATTAAGAAATATGATTTCTTATAACTTTGCGGCTCAGAATAGAGCGGTAACTTTAAATGATTATAAATCATTAATTGAGGTGATGCCTGCAACATTCGGAGCACCTGCAAAAGTGAATGTCGTTGAAGAAGATAATAAGGTAAAAATTAAAATCTTATCTTATGATGATAATGGTAATTTATCCGATACAGTTTCAAATACATTAAAAAGTAATATTATAGAATATCTTTCTGAATATAGAATGATAAATGACTATATTGACATTGCAAGTGGTGAAGTTATCGACTTATCATTGGAAATGGATATTGTCATCGATAAAAATGAAAACCCAACAGATGTCGTTAAAACAGCAATTAACGATACTACAGATTTCTTTGATATTTCTAAAAGAAAAATGGGTGATCCGTTATTCATGGGAGATTTAATTAGACATATTGGTCAAATACCTGGAGTGGTAAATGTAATAGACATTAGAGTTTTTAATAAGATTGGTGGATTATATTCATCGTCAGAAACCGCAATGGCATATAAAGACACTTTAACTAAGGAAATTTTACAATCAGATATGACCATTTTTATGAAGTCTAACCAAATATTCCAAATAAGGTTCCCTAATACTGATATTAGAGTAAGAACCAAAACATTAGGAACGACTACATATTAAAATGTTTTTTGTTTATAATAGTAGAAAATCTCCTTTTTTCTATTTATTAAAAGAAT